ACTATGTTGTTACCTCTCTTGGCTGTATTTCTAATATAGAGGCTATGACGTGCAGCTCATTCGCGTCAGCGGCCTGTACTTTTAATACCTCACTTTCCTCCATTACAAGAGGTTGAGATAAAAGTTCTGTTGTTGCTTTGGATGCAATAGCCTTATCTTTAAATAAATTAAATATAGCACCACTAGAATTTACCAGTGTTATAGTTATTGTGCTCCCTGATCCAGCATCCTCGGATACTAACAATGATTTAACAACTGTGGTTGTTGCAGTTGGTACTGTATATAGTGTTGTAAGATCCGTTGTTGTTAAATCTACTTTTTTATTTTTAAAACTATTAGCCATTAATTTAAAAAGAAGTTTTGAGCTTCTACTTCATCCTTTAATTCTTGTTGATATGTTGTATTTAATTTTTGTATCACAGCATCCAAGTCTCTAACTTGTGAGTCTGCTACTTGTTTAGAATATTCATCGCTAGGTCTTGTTAGTATTTGTACTATCTTTGCCATTATCTTCTACCATCTGGTTGTATATCTAATCTAAACGTACCTAGCTTCCAACTTTGAGAAGCAGCTGTGTTTGCTACTTTTAAAGCTATCTGTCTTGCCCTTGCACGTGTATCTACTTTTGTTGTAGAGGATGTTACCGTAAATGGTCCAAGTGAAGAACTAGCTTTAGTATTATTTGGAAAATCCCTTAACTGTAATGTAACTTGTGTATTACCAGTTTGAGATATAAAGTCTGGTATAAATCTTCTTATCTTCATTATAAACTCACCATCTCCTCTAGTATCTGCTATGCCTGTCTGAGTACCTCTAATTATTCTTTGACTAATATCAAAATCTCCTGATACTATATTTGATGTTATTGCTGTTACAGATCCTCCTGCAACTTGATCGGTTCCTTTTTCATGTTCATAATAAATTGTGCAGCCATCTGTATTTCCAACAACATCATATGATGCATTACTGTCTGCATCGTAATCAGTTGCATGCGGTAAACCAAACACAGAAGAATCTTGCCATGTTCCCCGTGCCAATGTCCCTGTTGTCCACACGGGTCTTTTAGCTCTAGAGTCTTGATAATTATAAGTTACACATCTATTAAGAACAGTAGAGCCCTCTGTGCAATAAAACCAAGTTATCTCTCCAAACAAATTATTTAATCCAACATTAATTAATTGTCTTGCAGTTGTATTTAAATCATCATAAACAAAATCTTCTACTAAACACATCATAGTTTCAAGGCTACCAGCGTATTTAAAAAAACCATTTTCTGACATCCAATACGCAGCACCATCTACTTCTAACGCAGCGTTCTGTCCTATTAGTCCACAGTTAGTTCCAACTTGTGCAAAACCAAAAGTAAATGGAGCACCAACAAAACGCATAGTAAATAGTGATGTGTCTGACCATATGTATATTGCATCTCTACCTCTAACAGCTCCTACAATTTTAGAACCATCAGATAATCTTTGTGTACCGGCTGTATTGGTTGCTGTTGGTGTATATGTATTTATATCCTCTTGATCAGAGAATCTTATAAACATTTCATCTTGTGTTGATGTATCTCCAATAGTTGTTTCTGTTCCAAAAAATACTAAGTGACGATCGGGTGTAGACACCAACATATCTCTAGATGCAGTTGGTGCACCGGATATAATTGTTGCTCTGTTATTAGTTGCATTTGTTGCATCTGAATCCCATTCAAATACCTGTGCGTTATGTATTAGTGCAATTACTTTACTTCCAAAACCATCAATGCTCCACATACCTGGATCTATTACTACGTCACCAGATGCAGCTTGTCCCCATGCAACATAATCGGAAGTATTTGTAACTGTGTCACCACCATTGTGAGCAGCGGCTGTTGTATTTCTCACCCCTCTTGTTACACCAGATAAAACACCTGACGTTATACCTGTATAAGATATTTCTTCTGTCCCTATTTTAACAAAATTTGTACCTGTAGTTGGAAACTGAGATGCATCTGTTAAAGTAATACCAGTTGTAGCTGAAGATGAAATACCACTAGTTAAAGTTGTTGTTGCTTCTCCTGATACAGTACCACTCCATTGACCGAGTCCCCATCCTAATCCAGGTAATTGTTCTGCTGGACCAACAGGATAATAATGTCTTACTCTAATACCACCTGATGTTGTTGCACCAGATCCTGATTCGTTTGATGCCATTGTAATTGTAATTGTAGTTGACGATGGCACACTTGTTACCATAAATTTATTATCATCAAAGTCAGACGCACTATAATTAGAATTAGTTATGCTAGAAAAATTATCTAAAAGAACAATATCTTTTTCTCCTATTCCGTGAGATCCACTAAAAGTTATTGTAACAGTCGGAGATCCGTTGGTTGTGCTAAACGCACTTGTAAGTGTTGTTGTAGATTTAATAGGGTGTATGTCATAGAATACACCTCCTGAATATGCATATAATATTCTGTTTGTTCCTATAATAGAATATTTAGTTCCTGATTTATTAACTAAATGAAATAAAGCTCTTGCGGCACCTGTTAATTTGTTCTCTCCTAATTGAGACCACCCACCTATCTTTTCTGGTGTGCCATAACGAAACCTAACATTGTCTCCATCAACCCATTGTCCTTCGGCTGTGGTTTCTGTGATTTGTTTGTTGAAACCTGGTAAGAACCCTATTTTCTGTAACATATAACCTCATTATAATACTATTTTACAAACGATGGTAGACCCAACATAGGTCGTCCATCAAATTTGTTCTTCTCAGCAAATGGGCCATTTACATGATTATAATGTAGAAATACTTGACCGCAAATGTCCCCGTCAAAAGGCTCTCGCCAATGTTCGAGTTCACAGCCACTATATACTAGCATATCGCCAACATCAAGCAAGACTTTAGTGCCTTCTGGGGCTCCTGGCTTAACAATGTTTTTATACTCGTCTATGACGTTGTCAGCCCCTGTGCCATCGATAAATATAGGCCAAGGGTTTCCACCAAGGTTTAATGTTGTAGATATTTCACAAGACGGTCTATCTTTGTGTCTTCTTAGTATGTCTCCTCTTTTATAGATTCTAGCGTAAGAATAAGTTGGTATTAGTTGTAAACCTGTTTCTTGTTGCATTTTTGGTAATACTTTCATCAGCAAAGTCTCCATCACCATATCTGCGTAATGTGAATAAGTATTTGGGACTTGTTTATCTGTCCAAGTTCCAAGAGAACCATTATCGTAGGTTATGTTGTTTTTGTACATAAAATCTACAGCATCTCTTTTGAGCAAAAAATAATTAAATATAAAATTAGCCAGCTCATATGGTACTGCATTTTTTATTACTTGAAATTTATTGAAAGCCATGTTGTATAAAATTAAAACTTACTGATATCCTTATATCATTTGATTTGTTTGGTTCAACACAATGCCACAACCAAGATGGAAACATTATAATTCTACCTTCTAAAGGATCTAAATGAACCTCTCTCCATAATTCTTTTGGTGGAGTTCCTTTTACTCTTGCAGGCATAATTAGTTGTTCTCCTGGTCTTGGGTCATTACAAACTAGCTTACCAGAATCTTTAGGTGCTTTTATATAGTACACACCACTAAATAAACTATTCGCATGTATGTGAGGAGCATTGTAGCCTCCTGGTGGATTTATGTTAGCCCACATGTTGCCTAGCACTGGTTCTCTATCTAACCATTCTTCTTTCCATATCTCATTCATCATTACAAACAATTCATCCACCAAAGGTTTAAATACAGGAATCTTATGCATTTCTGTTGTAGAGTGCCAACCATTTCTATTTGTTTTTTTAACACCAGGATCTCTTTTAGACCACTCTATTATTTCATGTTCAAATAACTTGTTATCTAATTTAACATCTTTACCATATATTCTTGTTGGAAAAAATTGTTCTTTAATCATTTTTATCTTTTTTAATATTAAATATATCAGGAGCCATATTAAAACTTATTCCCCATTTAATTTCTTTACTATCATGTCTTTTTGTTCCGTGTTTTAAAAAGGACGAAAACAAAATAAACTTACCTTTTTCAGGTTTTATTTTTTTATTAATACCTGGAAACTCTAAGTATTGAGAGTGACTATTTAAATAAATAACTCCTGACCATACACAATATTTGTGGTCGTGAAAAACTGTTTTATGGTTTGTATCTACACAATAACCCCAAGAATCTATTAAACCGTAAAGATTTGTCTTACATCTAGTATCAATATATTTAGAAAATTTTTCTAAAATATTAATAAATTTTTTGTCAGAATTAAAATAATTATATGATGTCACCTTATCTCTTACATTAGTTTTAAAATTATTATTATCTTCTCTCTCCACACCTTTTTTAATTTCATTAATAAAATACTCTGAGTCAATATCTATTAATCCTTCTACAAAAAAATACTCAGACAATGCTTCATCTTCAACGTGATTTTGTATTATCATTTAAAAGGTCTACCTCCAAACCAAACAACTAAAGATTGTCTAACTCCTTTTGTAACTGGTTGTACTCTATGATTTATAAACGATGCAAAGCATATTGCATTACCTTGTTTTAATGGTGCAAATTTTCCTGGTGCACCTATTTCTAAATGACCACCTTCAAATTCTGATTCGTGATTTAACAATAATGTCATGGATATTTTTCTAACAGGTGGTTCGTGTGCCATGTGCGTATCACAATCCATGTGCCAATCGTAAAACCCTCCTACGGGATATTCTGTAAACTGCGCTTGTTCTGTGATTCTAACATCTTCAAAACCAAAATGATTTAAATTAGCTGCTTGTATAAATCTATCAAGATCTTGATACATGTGTCCCATTTCTTTAAACGGTATCCAAGATATTGTTGTAACTCTTTTACTTGTGTCTGTACCACCACCAGGTTTACCCATACCAACTTGTGCTTGTTGAGGAGGTTGTCTTCTCCCAGATTCAATAATTTGTCTACATTGATCGGGTGTGAATAAAGGTTGTGTTGTTTGTATAATCCAACTTTTCCATTTAGGTTCTTTTATAATTTGATTGTCGTACACTATTCTACTCCTCTATTTTTTATTGGGTTATATTTAACATCACAATTAGCGGCAAGTGTCCTTCTAGTCTCTGGTCCATTAAAAGGATAAACACAGTGTCTCATGTCATAAGGAAAAATAAAAAAATCACCTACTTTCACATCTGGCTGATAATCTACGTTAGCAAATTGTCCACTAGCACAGCCTAATATTTGTAGTCTACCATTTTGTGGTGCGTCGTCTGCTGAATATTCCACACCAAAAGACTGTGGTAATTTTAAAATCATGACTGAAGATAAACCTGTAAATAACGATCCTTGATGGACGTGCACTGGATTATATTCATGTTCTTTCATCTCGTTTACCCACATAGAATTTAATTTTATTTCATACTCTTTAATTTTATTAAAAGTTAAATAATGAGTAAATTTACTTAGAAACCATTGTAAAACATCTATAGGTATTTCTCTATGTTTTTTCATTTTTGTTTCATCATTACCGTCATAAAATATACTGTGTTCATTATTTATTTTGCCAACTAATTGTTTATTAGCTGGTGGTAAATTATTTATTTTTGTTTCATATATAGAATTTATTGCGTGTTGAATAACTGCTGGGGTTTTGTATCTCAACACTGATTGACCTAAAAATATAAAATTAAAATCTGATGTGCTCATATTTATCTCTAATTTTTTTAGGTATTCTATCCTTATAAGGATTAGGTATTTTTTGTATTTTTGATCTAATGGTATGCATATCCTTTCCTAATACTGTATCGTCATAACCTATACCATTAATATTTAATTGTTGCAAGTTTTCAAATTTGTGAGGATAATATGGTTCATCTATTAATTGATATATTTTTTTTATTTCAACTTCTGGATTGATAACTAAATCATCGTATTTAATGTAACAACACAGGTGTTGATAATTTAATGAGTTTTGCATAGCCATTAAATTTTTACTAATTGCTCCATCTTTTGACATTAAAAACGTAAGTTTTTCTTCATCAGTATTTCCTAATTTATTAATAAATGCATCAGCGTTTTCTGTGTACCATTTTATATAACTAGCTAATACATCCATAAGATCTCTTAATAAAACAATGCATTTATAAGAGCGTTTAAAATATTTAGGCATCAACATCATATTACCTTCTGTTAGAACTGGACCTCTATCTATAATTATACGTTGAGGCCAATCTTTGTAATAGCTATCGTAGACAGAACTTAACACATTATCTAAAGAATTATGGTCAGGAAAATTTTTAAATGTCTCATCTTCTTTTAACAAATATAATTTTTTCATTATTTCTAATGTAATAGAATTACCAGTGCAGGCTATATCTGGATTTTGATTTAATATAGACGCTAGTAAAGTATTTCCAGATCTAGGTTGTGCTAT